TGGCCGAATGACCTCTCTGAACCATTGAAGTCTCGTGTAGGACATCGTTTAGATGCTGTACTAATCTAATCGACTAGAGCTTGCGCATCGTTTGTGACTCATCTCATCTCATCTCATCTCATCTCAACGTTCAATCATTTGAAATAAATGAAACTATTTAAAAAACAAATTTAGGGTTAGGTTTACTTCTCGGGTTTACTTTTTGGGTTTACTTCTTGGGTTTGTCTTTCGACACAGTCTTCTGTGAAGTCGACTTCGCACCTTTCACAGCAGTCGCCTTAATCACCGTGGCAGACTTTTTCGCCTTGGGAGTTTTAGCGGTCACTTGCACTTCGGAAGGAGATTTGGCAGACTTGACTGCATATCTGTTGTAGATAACGTAACCGACTTCACCTTCCTTGAGCGCACCCACTGTTTCGACAAGGTCGTCGAAGACTTTCGCTTCGGACTTCGGAGCCGCCTTCTTCTTCATCATGAGTTCGTCCTTGAGCGCCTGGTTTTGTTTAGCCGCATCGGCGGCACCCCCCTTCTTTTTGATCAAGACAGGTTTTGAAAGCACTTCCTTCTTTACAATAAAGTGATAAGTGCTTTTCTTACTTCCACGGGTAGTCTCTCGTAAGATGAACTTGATTCCATCAATGTTGTTCTTTTCCCTAGCCTTTATCTGAGAATCAGTAAGATTCCTGTAGAGACGAGCACCTGCCTTTCGAGCAGCAGTGCCTATGACATTGTCCTTGGCAGCATATCGCCCGCCTTCAAAGTTGGTACCAGACCCAGATACTGTAAAAAATCGCATTTATTTTTTAAGGTAACGATACATAAAAAAATATTTAATTTGACCGCAGTGACATAAATCATAATCTGCGAATTTCTTCACATGATCTCCAATGCACGATTGGAATTTCCTTTTTCTCGTCGTAAAATTCTGAGATATTCTGCCGACCATCTGTATAACAAGCCTGATCATTCGATATGGAATTCGTCGCGTCGAGAGGAGTCGGAACCAAAGGTCGGTGGGTGTCCTTTGCTATAGTACGATCCGACATGTTGGTATTAAATCCTCTGATTGCCTTATCTTGAGGATTCTCGCATAGCCATTCCCAACGATTCCAACCATGGCCTTTCAGAGTACATGGTGGGTTACTTAATTTTGTATCTTCCGCATAAAGAAATCTTTCATCAGCTTTGCACATCTGTAGATGATCCTTCTCTCCCGTGAGAAGCTTAGACTCGGGACATTTTGCAAGTGTTCGATTCAGTCCCATTAACTCGGAATCTACGTCAATAACAGATATGTGCTTAAATTTCGATACTGCTCCGCGATCATAACGAATTTGCGGACTTCCTGTGAAACAGGTTTCTGGATTTGAAGGTCTCTTTAAGAGATATTCACCAGGACCGGTCGATTCGGCCAATTTTTTATCATATGCACATGAATCGTAATTGATCCTGGAAAAGCTCATGTCTATATTATAGAATTATAAAGATTTTATTTGAAAAAAATACTGTCATGCATTACAAAATATGTTTTGATACATCAATTACGGCGGTTATGTTGAAGTACAATGGCCAGGAATACTTGTTCATACACGTACCAAAAACAGCCGGTACTTCGATATGTAAACATTTTTTTGACGGTAAAGAAATAGGACATCAAAGACTAGTGACATATCCGCGAGAATTATGGAAAAAATCTTTCGCCGTTGTGAGAAATCCTCATACTAGACTGATGTCTGTTTATAATTACGCAAAGATGGATAAAAGTGAATGGCACAGCAACGATGGTTCGACGGTGTATTGCTTACATCCACTATACGAATACTGTAACGAACATACATTCAAACAATTCGTCATTGATCTATCCGAAAACGCGTTCTCAAAAAATCAGCTCGTACACTTGCGCGAACAATGCTGGTACGTATTGACCAGTGCAAAACAGATCGAAACTACTATTATTCGATTCGAGTCGATCAATGAAGATATGTCTGCCTTATTTGGCGAAGACGTTAATCTACCGATAGTAAACAAATCCAATGAAGAATCGCATCATTTTGACGATGAAATGATCATGTTGATAAAAGAAATATACAAGAACGATTTCCACTATTTTGGACCATTCGATGTCCCCCAGGATTCTGGTTCGAATGTTAGTGATATTGATATTGTGTCATAAAAAAATTATTGTGATGTTTGAGTTTTACTTATGGGTTTGCATTCAATCGCAGCCGTTGATCTCAAGCGGCCTCCGGTTGAGGTCTGGTTGGATCGTGCTCTGCATCCAAGGGCTGACCTTGAGAACGGGGTTAGTTGGCTCGCTTCGAAGTTGCAGGTTCGCGTTGCGCAAGCTGTTCCCCACGGTGTTCACACCGACGTGATATCCGGCGTTCAAAAAGTTGGAGTTCTTGAGTTCACCTTGTCCAGCAGGATTGGTTTGTGCCCATTTCGAATTAGCAGCGTCCTTCGGAAGTAAATCGTCGGCTGTCAATTTGTCGCGGGGGAAGCAATCGTTCTTCGTCTTCTTCTCTTCGAAATCGACAGGCCTGTATTGCTCATTGAGATCATTCTCAGAAGGAAGAACCTCGTAATCGTCGTCCTTATCTTTCTCATCGGGTTTCCCTACTACTTCCGTTTTGAGTTCAGGCTCTGGCAGAGGCTTGTCATTGATAATATCAGAATCGATATCAATGGTTGCTTCTGTTTCTTCGAACGCCTCCGTGGTTTGCGCAATAGTTCTCTTGTAATATTCTGTTGCGAGGTACACTAACACACTGGACGCGAGGAAAATAAGAATAATTCTTAAGGATGGTTTACTAAACAAGGTCATGATTTGATTTTTATATTAGAAGAGAAAATTTTATTGGATGATTTATCGAAAATTCTAATTATTTGAGATGAAATCGCAAAGATTTTCTTCGAGATCAATGAGCTCAGGTAGAGACATGCTATCGATCACAGATTTGGTCAACTCGCAAAATTTATTTTTATACGCTTCTACCTTAGAATTAATGCTATTGCGAATTTCCTGGATATCAAAGTGATCGGGCTCGGGATAATCAAAGTCTACATATTTCTTATTAGTGATTCTTATGATCTTGAAAATGAGTTGTTTATCAGATTTACAATAAAGCGCTAATTCGAGATTGTAGTGAAATCTTTTGTCGATTATGTCCTTGAGGCTGATGTCACTGTTCGCAAACTTTATTTTTAGCGATAAACCAAAGTTATCTAGTACAAAACTGTTCTCTAAGTTGTACTGGCTTTGGATTTTCGTAAGAATCGGAATAAGTTTATCCAGTGATTTTGATTTGACACGTAACTCATCGCTTGTGTAATCCAATATGGTCGTGTTTAACAGGCGGAAAATTGCCTTCTCACCGTCGTTGACATAAAACCTATCATTTTGAATGTAGTATTCATCCATTTTATGAATTAAAAGAAAAAATATACCTCTTATGAACGCCCCTTAATCTTCGCCAATTTTTACTTCGTCTAATCTCACGAAAGGACTTCGCAATCCGTACATGGGTATCCCTATCATTCCCAAAATTGATTTGTGTAAAGGACCAGCTTTATATATGATCTGTGTGTGATCGATCGTCAGGGCGTAGTTGAAAAGCTGCACTTTTGAAAGGTATCCATCCATCCTTTCTCTGTAATCAGGCTTCCCGATGATCACCGGCCCGGTGATCGCTCGGAAATTACCTTGTTCTGCCTCGCTGAATTTCCCGTCCACGTATAAAGTAGCCAAATTTTCATCAACGACTAAGGCGACATTCACCCACCGATTGGTGGGGAAGTTAGGGTACGTCATTTTCTTCCCAATATCAACGACTAACGCATTGCTTTTGTTGATTGTGAATTCCACGACACCTCTTGATAATACGAATTTATCCTTTGTGGTGGGAGGAACGCCGTCTATATAGATCCAAAATGATACGGAGTACTGGTTTCCTACGACATTTTTGGGAAGTTGAACGTCTCGCGTGATGTCAACCTCGGAGAATGGAACACTGATAGGTTTCTTTAAAAGTGTCGTCGTCTGAAGTGAGGTAGACATATACAGTTTGTACACGTGTATCAACACATAAACAACTATGAACACTATGAATATAGATATTACGATTTTGCCAACATTTTTTGTGGGAAGTTTACTCTTTATAGCCTCGGTGACGGACTTCAGACGGGGATTAACAGAGTAGGTACCTTCAGGTACCGGTTGCATTTCTGGTACTAGTGGCACTTGTGGTTGTGCTTGTGGTTCAGACATGTTTTAAATTTAACGAAGATTTTTTTTGATGAAAAAATTACTTAAAAAAATGTTAGGTTTTTTTCTATAGAATGCGAAACAGAGACTGAAAAATGGACGAAGACTTCATTTCGAATGTGACAGATGAGGATGACGAATTCATCGTGAGGCTAGAGTACAGCACTTTGATCAGATGTCGCATAAAAATAGATGGTTTCGGTGAAGATGAGATGACCATATCGAGTGAACAGAACGAAATCATTTTAGATGAATTGTATAACATCTATGTGTTAGAAAAAACACTCGTTGATCAAGAAGTTGTGACAAACACCGATGTAAAAATAGACGACAAGGATCTTCACCCGATTTTTACAAAGTCGACCGACATGATATTTGACGTCATATTGAAGATGAAAAACGAGATATATCGTTTTGAATGGGACCGCGGAAATTTGAATGCACAAGACGTGACTATGAAAAAACTCAGATTTATACTTGTCACCATGATCCAAGTATACTTAACGCAGTTCACGACATATGAATACATCATCAAACGGTATGGATCGATACTTCGAAAAATATTCATAGAAATATGGGGTTCTGTGCTCCTTGAAGAACAACAATTCTTCATTGACGAAGCCAGGAAATCCAATAGAAACGTCGTCCGCAGACCTTCCGATAAAGTACCACTTAAAGTACCAGCTGTTTACATTTCCAAAGATAATCGGATAATAAAGGCCATGGTGTTTTATCCTAAACAATACTATTTGATCGACGTCCTGAATTTCACTTGTGATTGCCCAGACTTCATGTATAGGAAATACAGTCAGGGGCTCATGTGTAAACATCTACTCAAATTTCAGAATGAATGCAAATGTATGATGGTCATGAACAGTGTCATACAAGAACACTTGTACAATGTACCTTGTCCAGTAAAAGAAATGCTCCGCGTCGCATACGATAGTCGCACAGACTTTGCTTTGTGATATTGGTATCGATCGGTGAGTCTGTCAAATACTCCTAATGAATTGCCAATGGAGATCTTCGCAAATTTTACGCCAAATGACCTCTTGCTGCATCAACTTTTCTCGACTTTTGAGTAACGGAAAGAATTGGAGATATTCCGTTTGCCCTAGCAGCTGAATGAATTTGTGCAGGACATAGCTGTAACTCAAGAAATTCTTTCTGATCAGGGGGGCGTGCCGTAAGAACGGTACTTGAATCAGTGCAAACATTTCCTTCAGCTTATTTTCGAGCTCAGACGACAGATGAGGATTGGGATTCCCGGTTATTCTATTTAATATATACGGTATGTGCTCATAGTATTTATTAATCTTCAATTTCTTCAGGATTTCCTTCACCTTTTGTCGCGTGACCGTACTTAAGTCGACGACCCTCTGTTTTTTGAATTCGGAAAGTATCGCCTCGAACACATGTTCTGGTATATCAGTTGTCTCCTTTCCTTGTATTTGATTGAGCCACTCTGTATAATGATTGATGCGTTTATAACTAAAATAACTAATTTCCTTCGGGGGATCCTTGTAACTCGGTTTCTCGTTATCGGTAATGACTTTTTCGACAGTCCAACATACCTCGCAACAATAGATCGATTCATTCACATAAAATTGTAATTCGTCATTCCCACAGAATGCGCATATGGAAGAGTCTCTATTCGTTACCTTATTGTTTATGTAATGCTCATCTGTATATGATAAATATTCGTCTAGAAGCTCCGCCCTATTGTTCTCATTTATTGAAATATTGGCATTGTTTTTGGCATTTGGTTTAGCATTGGTATTTGAAATGGCTACCGTCGCAGTCGATTCTACATTTGATTGCGCACTCTTTTTCGTAAAGAAATCGACAACACAACGTTTTGTTGCGTTTGCCGAATCAATTATTTTACTCTTCCTTGTACCTGCATTGATATTATTGCTGTTGCCTAACAACGAGTAATATTCAAACAAAACGTTCCCCGTCTTCGTAAAGTAATCGATCTCGTCTTCGTTTCCACTGATCTTGTCAATCTTACCCTGTGTATCATCGATAGAGTCGATTAAGTCAGTTATATCCAGTAATTCAGCGTCGTTCAAATCTGTTTTCGGCTTTAAACGAAGTGCGTCTAGTCTGACGTTCAATTCTGCGATATCGTCTTTATATCCATGCAGTTGGTTTTGTAAATCTTGAAATTCTTCCATTTGACTTTTGTGTCGTAAATCTAAAGTTGTGGAAGTTACCTTGTAGTTACACTGCCTTTTATTCTTTGTAAATTTTGTCATTGAGTATAGATCACAAGTAAGCCTTAAGTCGGTTTCCAATGTCACGTTTATACAAATGAAAGGCATTTAAGGCTTTAACGATCAGTTCGAGTAAGATGGATAGCATTCCACCGCACATAAAACACATGATACAAGACAAGCGACTTTCGTATCAGCAGAAAATGACGGCATTCATGTTATTCATGCCCAAACTGCCGTCGTCTGGTAACGAGGCCGTGTATCAAGACAACCTCGAGATCGGGCGTAAAATTAAACGTTTAGTCGACCAGAATAAAATACAGATGACCATTGATAAAGATTTCGTATTGAAGGTAAATGTCTTGACTAGCAAATAGAGATATTCGACGAATATTTTATATTTCTTAACAATAAGAATGGTATTATCACTACCTAGAAGACCGTGTGCATCTTTGCCGAGTGGCTGTCCACCAGAAAAAAAAACACCCCAGCAGATTGCTGCTGAAAAGGCGAAGGCTCTGCAGCTGCAACTGGCGGCTCTGCAGCTACAACTCGATGCAGCAAAAGGTCTTTTGGCCAGTAAACAAGCCACCGAGGCTGAATCACAAACATTGAGAGTCCAGGCGACTCGTTTACAGGCGGCGCTTAAGGATTGTAATACACAAATGGCCGATTGCGAATCAGTCCGACGACAATGTGATCTCCAAAAACAATCTAATGCTAGTTTTAACCTTAACACGAGGCCAGATCAGAATCACATCAGAGTAGGTGGGAAACACGGAGGCGCGGTGCAAGGGATGGGCGGTCCTGGGATGGGCGCGCCGCCTCCCGTGATGGGCGACCCTGCTGGAATGATGGGCGACCCTGCTGGAATGATGGGCGGCCGTGCCGGAGTTGGGAGTGGTGACGATGTTCTCAGGATGTTACGAGAAGAACGATCCAAAATGGGATTCACAAAGCAACTGTCATCAGATTGTAAAGCATACATTGCCGAGAAACTCGCGAAATCAGACAGCAAATCATCGAAGAAGCTTATTCGAAAGCTATTGAAGAAAATGAATGCTTGCCCCATGAAGAGGATCACTTATGAGTTCGCAAAAGATCAGATGAACAAAATCTAAGTTAATTTGAAGTCCTCTGCGATCTTTTTGTACAAAGCTTCAATTTCATGGCCACCGTCGACATTTCCGACAACGATGTCTACATTGGGGTCGCAATACAAATCATTTGTTTGTACATGGAGATTAATTTTTTTGCTAAAAGCGGACTTGATAGAAAGCTTGTTGAATACAGTCGTGAATTTCATCTGATCTAATGTTTTCAACTCGGAATCAAGACATAATG